CCAAGGACTGAAGAACATGCTTTCAGAGATGAAACTAAAAATAGCATATTTAATCTTGCTAAGATTTACGAACAGATTGATTTTAATGAAGAAGCTAGATATGATAGTGTTATCAGTCGTGGCAGTTTTCAGTGGAAAAACGGGATCAAAGACTCAGAAGTAGAATTTGTACCAAATTTAAATGGTAGATTTAATATTAGTTGGATTCCTAATACTAATTTACAAAACAGAATAGTAAACAAAAATGGAATTAAATATCCTGGGAATGAGCATATGGGTGCATTTGGCTGCGATAGTTATGATATATCCGGAACTACCGACGGCAAAGGATCTAAAGGTGCATTACACGGTCTTACTAAATTTAGCATGGAAGATGCGCCGGCTAATAAGTTTTTTTTAGAATATATAGCTAGACCAGCTACGGCTGAAATGTTTTTTGAAGATGTTTTAATGGCATTAGTATTTTACGGTATGCCAATACTTGCAGAAAATAATAAACCAAGATTGTTATATTATTTAAAAAGAAGAGGATATAGAGGCTATTCAATGAATAGACCTGATAAAATATATAATAAATTATCTGTTGCAGAAAAAGAAATAGGCGGTATACCTAACTCTAGTGAAGATATAAGACAAGCACATGCTGCCGCTATTGAAACTTATATTAACAGTTATATTGGTGAAAAACCTAGTGGAGGTTACGGTGATATGTATTTTAATACTACATTAAATGATTGGGCTAAGTTTGATATAAATAAAAGAACAAAATTTGATGCAGCAATAAGTTCTGGTTTAGCAATAATGGCGTGTAATCGACATTTATATACACCTAGACCACAAATAAAATTACAAGATAAAGTTAATTTTAGCTTTGCTAAATATAACAATAAAGGAAATTTTTCAAAAATAATACGATAAATGGCACAAACATTTAAACACGGTATTTTTCCTAGTCAGTCAGTACCTGACGTTGAGAAAGCAGATCCAAAGTATGGAATGCAAGTAGCTAAAGCTATAGAAGCTGAATGGTTTAAAAAAGATTCAGGAAGTACCCGTTATTTTGCCAATAGAGATAACTTTCATAGATTAAGATTATATGCTAGAGGTGAACAAAGTATACAAAAATATAAAGACGAATTATCAATTAACGGTGATTTATCTTATTTAAATTTAGATTGGAAGCCAGTACCAATTATACCTAAATTTGTAGATATAGTTGTAAATGGTATTTCAAATAGAACATACGATTTAAAAGCATATTCAGTTGACCCTGTTGCTACTAAAAGAAGAACGCAATTTGTTGAAAATTTATTAAATGATATGTATGCTTCGGATTTTGCAAATAAAATACAGCAAAATTTAGGAGTAAATACATTTTTTAATGAGCAACAAAATATACCAGATGATGAAGAAGAATTAAACGTTCACATGCAACTAAGTTACAAACAAAGTATAGAAATTGCTCAAGAGCAAGCTATTAATAATGTTTTTGATTTAAATAAATATGATTTATTAAAAAGAAGATTAGATTATGATATAGCTGTAGTTGGTATGGGGGCTGTAAAAAATAGTTTTAATACAGCTGAGGGTATTAAATTAGAATATGTAGATCCTGCTGATTTAGTATATTCATATTCAGAGTCACCTTATTTTGATGATTTATATTATGTGGGTGAAATAAGAACAATCAGTATGGTTGAACTTAAAAAACAATATCCTTATCTTACTGATGAAGATATAAAACAAATAGAAGGTAAAGGATCAGATACTAGATTACATAATAAATCTTATAGTGCAGAAAGTCAAGATAAAAATTTTGTTAATGTATTATATTTTGAATATAAAACATTTGAAAATCAAGTATACAAAATTAAAAAGACTTCAACTGGAGCTGATAAAGCTATAGAAAAAACTGATCAATTTAATCCACCTAAAGACGCAAGATCAAGATTTGAAAAAGTAAATAGATCAATAGAGGTATTATATGAAGGTGCTAAAATAGTTGGACACGAAAATTTATTAGAATGGAAAAAATGTGTTAATATGACACGTCCAAAAGCTGATATAACAAAAGTACAAATGAGTTACAACATTGTAGCTCCTAGAGTATATAAAGGAAAGCCTGAATCTTTAGTTAGCAGAATGACTACGTTTGCTGATATGATTCAAATAACGCATCTAAAATTACAACAAGTATTGTCTAGGCTTGTTCCCGATGGGGTATTCTTGGATGCGGACGGCATTGCAGAAGTTGATTTAGGAAACGGAACAAATTATAATCCACAGGAAGCATTAAATATGTATTTCCAAACTGGTTCTGTTATTGGTAGATCAATGACTCAAGACGGTGATTTTAATAATGGCAGAGTGCCTATACAAGAACTAAGGTCATCAGGAGGTAATCAAAAAATTGCAAGTTTAATACAATCTTATAATTATTACTTGCAAATGATGAGAGACGTAACCGGTTTAAATGAGGCAAGAGATGGTAGTATGCCAGATCAAAAATCATTAGTTGGTTTACAAAAATTAGCTGCCGCTAATAGTAATACAGCAACTAGACATATATTGCAAGGTGGTTTATATTTAACATTAAAAACTGCTGAAGCTGTATCATTAAGAATATCAGATGTATTAGAATTTTCAAATACTAAAAGATCTTTTGTTCAAGCATTAGGTAAATTTAATATAGGTGCAATGGAAGAATTATATACTTTACATATGCACGATTTTGGTATATTTTTAGAATTAACACCTGATGACGAAGAAAAACAATTACTTGAAAATAATATTCAAATGGCTATAACTCAAAAACAAATTGAGCTAGAAGATGCTATTGATGTAAGAGAAATTAAAAATCTTAAATTAGCAAATCAAGTATTGAAAATGAGAAGAAAAAGAAAGCAAGAAAGAGATAGACAAATGCAACTTGAAAACATACAGGCTCAGGCAAATGCTAACGCACAATCTGCGCAAGCAGCGGCTGCAGCTGATATGCAAAAACAAAATGGTATTGCTGAAAGTAAAGTACAAATTGCGCAAGCTCAAACACAATTTGATATACAAAAAATGGAAAGAGAAGCTGCTATTAAAAAAGAATTAATGGAATATGAGTTTCAATTAAACATGCAGCTTAAAACAGTTGAATCAGATGTGATTAAAAATAAAGAGAAGTATAAAGAAGATCGTAAAGACGAAAGAACAAAAATACAAGCTAGTCAACAAAGTGAATTAATACAACAAAGAAAAAATAATACACCACCTAAAGATTTTGAATCGGCTGGCTTTGATAACTTAGGTGGATTTGGTTTAGAACAATTTGAACCAAGATAACCTTTTAAAAAATAATAACTATGGGAATGAGAGGCAAAGACTTTCCGGAAAACGTTGTAGGATCTGTTTTTACAGCTGCAAGTAGCGATGCTATAGTTCCACCTACAAATCATATATTTGTTGCATTTACTGTTTTAGCAGCAGCAACATTTGATGCTAGTGGTGGCTTAGTAGCAGAATCAGCAACTCAGTTTGCTAACACTGAAGATGCGGCTAATGATTTAGCTGCAGGATCTGAAACAAACAATGAAGGATCGGGTGGTGTGCAAATTACAAATTCTAATGCATCGTTTCCTGCTGGAGTAACTATTCACGGTAGATATACTGAAATGGATCTTGCAGGCGGAAGCATTATTGCGTATTACGCAAGAAAATAAATAACTTTAAATAATTATATAATATTTTATCATGGCAGAAGAAATAAAAGTAGCTGCTGTAGAGGCTGAAGAGCCAAAATCTATAGCACAAAAAGAAGAGGCGGTAGCTGAGAACGCTGGTATGCCCATCGACAAAGATGGTGTTTACAAATTAGATCTTAGTAAGTTTAACGAAGAAAATCAACAAGATGCCGTTCAAGAACAAAAAACAGAAGATGGCGTGCTACGCGGAAGCAGCGAGAATGAAGAAGCTGGGCAAGAAACCGAAGTGGAATTGCAAGGAGTACGCGAAGAAAAAGAAGTAGAAGCACCCGTAATAGAAGAAGTTGTAGAAGATGAACAAACCGTTGATGAACCGGCTCCAGTGGTTACAGAAGAAAAACCTCAGGAACAAATTGTTGAAGAAAAAAAGGAACCAGAAATAAATTTACCTGAAAATATACAAGATCTTGTAAATTTTATGAATGAAACTGGTGGAACTTTAGAAGATTACGTAAAATTAAACGCCGATTATACAGGTGTAGACGATAACACTCTTTTGGTTGAGTATTATAAAAAAACCAAACCACATTTAAGTTATGACGAAATTGCTTTTTTAATGGAAGATAAATTTTCTATTGACGAAGAATTAGACACAGACAAAGATGTAAAAAGAAAAAAATTAGCTCTTAAAGAAGAGGTTGCAAATGCCAAAAGTTTTTTGACATCGCAGAAGGATCAATATTACAAAGAAGTCAAGTTGGGTTCTAAGTTATTACCAGAGCAACAAAAAGCAATTGATTTTTTCAACCGCTACAATAATGAGCAAAAATCAGCTGAAGAATTATTAAAGAAGCAAAAATCGCATTTTAACAATGAAACTAACAAGGTTTTTAATAGTGAATTTAAAGGTTTTAATTTCAAAGTAGGAGACAAAAAATACAGATTCAATGTTAGTGATGTGAATAAAGTAAAAGAAAATCAAAGTGATTTATTAAATGTTTTTAATAAATATGTTAGTGAAGATAAATTACTTACTAACGCACCAGATTTTCATAAGTCTTTATTTGCCGCTTCTAACCCTGACGCTATAGCTAATCATTTTTATGAGCAAGGCAAAGCCGATGCTATCAAAACAATGACTGCAGAAGCTAAGAACATTAATATGGATCCTAGAAAAACTGCAGACGGTGTTGTTGAAGCAGGTGGCCTTAAAGTTAAAGCGTTGAGTGGAGATAATAGTTCCAAGCTAAAATTAAAACTAAAAAACTATTAAAAATTAATTAACAATGGCAAATGTATCATTTTCGTTACCTAGTGAATTAACTCCTTACGCGAGTAAAGTTGCTAGTTATTCGAATTATTTAAACTTTCACTCTGGGGATGGAACTCCGGTAACTGACTGGGCACAACAGTATTTACCTGAGCTTTATAACCAAGAAGTAGAGAGATATGGGAATAGATCTATATCATCGTTTTTAAGAATGGTAGGTGCTGAAATGCCTATGGCTTCTGATCAAGTTATTTGGTCTGAGCAAGGTAGATTGCACTTAGCATACGAAGGTGCTTCTGTTACTAACGCAGGTGTTATTACTATCGCAGGTAGTGGTACTCACGCAGTAAGAGTTGGACAAACGATCGTATTATCTGATAACCAAGCTTCTCCTACAATTATTAAAGCGTATGTATCTGCAGTCGCGGCTGACAATACTACGTTAACTGTATTACCTTATGTAGGTGGTGCAACTGTTGGAGCTGTATCAGGATTTGACACAGCAGATGACAGCGGATCAAACACATGTTCGTTCTTCGTTTATGGTTCTGAATTCAAAAAAGGTGATAGCGCTATGTCTGGTGCTGTTAAGCCTGAATTTGAATCTTTCACAAATAAACCAATTATTTTGAAAGACAAATTTGAAGTATTCGGTTCTGACGCTGCACAAATTGGCTGGGTAGAAGTATCTGGTGAAGCTGGGCAAGGTGGTTACTTATGGTATTTAAAAGCTGAAGGTGACACAAGAGTAAGATTTGAAGATTATTTAGAAACAGCTTTAGTTGAAGCAGTTAAAGGTGACAGTAACACTACAATTGATACTCAAATGGGTGGCACAAATGGTGACCCTGTTGGTACAGAAGGTTTATTTTCAGCAATTGAAAATAGAGGTATTGTAGCTACTGGTGCTTATGACGCAATCAATGACGTTATTTCTGACTTTGATTTAATTCTTAAAGAATTAGATAAGCAAGGATCAATCGAAGAAAATATGTTATTCTTAGATAGAGATTCAAACTTAAAAGTTGATGATGCTCTTGGTGCGGTTAACGCAGCAAACGCAGGTCAATCATCTTTTGGTGTATTTGAAAACTCAGAAGATATGGCGTTAAATTTAGGTTTCAA